GCAGTAAATATTGTAAAATAATGTTGAACTTTAAACACCTCATTTGAGGTGTTTTTTTATTTTAAGTTAGATACCCTAATTATTGCTAGCAATTTAGAGTAGTTCGTTACTAATTAAGGAGCAAATAAAATTATTATAATATAAAAAATTAAGCAAATAATAGACTAAAAAATAACCATGTGAGATAATAAACATAGAAAAAAGCTTCAGATACTCCCTCACCCTAGAGTCTTTCCCCAAAAAGATAAGTATCTGAAGCTTTTTTCTTTTTATGACTTGGAAATAATAGCATAAAATAATATCTTTTACAAAGAATAAGTACAAATCTAGTTTTTTGCTATTAAATGTGTAATAATAAATATGCCATCACAACAAAGAATGAAACCCATTATTATCTAGTCTATGTCCATTCTTTTTGTTTGCAGTAGTTGTGATGGCTTTCCGTACTTAGCTCAGTTGGTCAGAGCAAACGGCTCATAACCGTCCGGTCGTAGGTTCGAGTCCTAAAGGGTACCTTAATGTAGCCATTTGAATCGTTATGTGTTAGAATTTTTTTGAAGAGTATTATACAAGCTAAAGCTTTTCTTCATTGCCACTCAAATGAGTGGCTTTTTTATGTATCCTTTTATGGATTAATGAAAGGATGTTTCACATAGTTATACTTCTGTATATTTGAAAAGTTTTACTTTGATTTTTAAATGGAAAGACATTTGGGTTATATTGTGAGATAATAATAAAGAAGAGTTTAAAGCGTTCCCCAAAAACCACTCCCCCATAAGTGTGTTACGCTTTAAACTCTTTTATATTTGAAGCCATTAAAAAGCATACCATATAACTGTAAAAAATAATGGGAAAAAGACTTATAATTGGAGTGATAGTTAATTAGTGACTTATTTTTGATTTTATAGCACTGATACTATAAAATATAGATATCATCATATTACACAATCTTAATACTAACTTAAAAATATCTCCTTTTATAAGTATGGTGATAAAATCCGTTCCGGGCTACCTTTTTAGGTAGCCTACTTTAATCTTTATATTTTTCAGGATCAACAAAAGTATACTTTACATAGTCAAATCGTTTATGTTTTGCTCTAACATCTGGAACATTTGTCACTACATCAAATAAAAAATAGGCATCTAGGTTCATTCTGGTTTTTGCTGCCGGAATTTTAAAGTAGTTCTTATTAGAATAGTAGAGATTGATTAATAAGCTTTCTTCGATTGCTAAAAAGAAAACTTCTGAATCCCATACTTTATAAAAATCTTTGATAAATCTATTCGAAGGATCAAATTTAAACCATAATTGTGTCTTTCCTTCTATTAAAATATCTTGGTTATACGCATCTTCTTTGAAATTTAAGGTAATTGATATGTATCCCGACCAAATATTAGGGTTGTTAGAAATTAAAGATCCTAGTCCTAGTGATAATAAAATACCAGATAATTATACAGCGCAACAGTATATTGAAGATATTTACAATGTTAGATCTGAAATACAAAGAGTTCTAGATAGAATTGAAAATGAAATTGGTAAGATAATGATGGAAATGGAAAGATCGTGATAAAGTTTTTGTTACTATTTTTAATAATGCAGCAAAAAAATATTGCCACCATTTTGCCACCGATGACTGAGGTTTTCTCAGGTGTTTTGAAATGACCTAAAGATAGAAGAGATTATTTAGTTCCTTTATAACCTTTAATACTAGAAGCTTAGAGACTATCTTAGATTAATAGAGAATAGTACAGTTAGATTATTGCGAAAAGAAGCCTTCATGGCCGTTCTGAAAATGGATGAGGACGAACCGAAGAAGTAGCAAGGTTTGTTTGAAAACAGTGTAAAAAATAAACCATGTTTACATGGATTTGCCACCGGTTTGCCACCGGTGGTTTTTTCGGTGGCAAAGTTCAAGAATTCTTTCTCAGATTCTCCATGATATCGACCGTTTCATTTCTCATCTTATCTGTCACATGCGAGTAAGTATCCATCGTAATTGAAATTCTGCTGTGCCCCAATCGGTCAGAAATTTCTTTCATTTTTGCGCCATTTTCGAGAAGAAGTGTAGCATGAGTATGTCTGAGAGAATGGAAGTTAAAAGAGAGGGAGAGTGCATTCGATATCCTTCTTGTGTTCCATTTCACCACACTTGGCGTAACTAGCTCACCGTATTCCTTCGTACATACTGCATTTGAATCAATGTAGAGCTTTCCATACTTCATTCGATTTTCTAATTGTTGTTTCTTATGTTTTTTCAGAATTGCTAGCAAGGTTTGTCCAATAAAAATCGTTCGATTGGAACTGCTTGTCTTTGGTGTACCATATACCCATGCGCCATCATTCTTTACCATTTGTTTCTCTACAGTAATTGTTCCATTTGAAAAATCGACATTATCCCACGTCAGACCACAAACTTCGCCAACGCGCATTCCCGTATAAAATCCAATATTCAAAGGAATATAGAAAGGATGGCCTTCAGGAGTGATTTCTAGCATATGATCAAAGTCTTCAAGAGAAATGATTTTTAGATCTTTTTTAGTCGTTGGTCGTTCTTCATATTTTGGTATCTTTACATACAGCATAGGATTTTGCTTGATTAACCCCCAAGGATAAACCGCCATATTCAGCGCATTCTTAAGGACAGAGTGAGTAATAGTCATTGTTTTCTTCGAGTAACCCTTTTTAAATTCATCATTGATGAAATTTTGTAAAAGAGCAGGGGAGAGATCCGTAAGTTTTTTCTTTCCTAAATAACCGTTTATATGATTTTTGATGGTAAATCGGTAGTTTTCATAGGTATTGTATTTTAGATTTAGTTTAACGTATTCCTCCATCCAAAAATCAAGGTATTGTTTTACTCGAGTATCCGTACCTAAAAAGTATTGTCCTGTTTCGTCAATATCTGATAAAACTTTTCGTAAAGCAGCTTCGGCCTCTGGTCGGGTGTTTCCGCCAACTTTCTCCACTTTTTTTCTTGAGCCATCATCATTGATATCTTCAAAATAATAATACCAACGTTTTCCACGTTTTCTCACACCGCCACGCACAAAATCAGTCCTTTCATATTGCTATGTCATTAGTACGATAGTTAAATTTTTTTGGTACATATAGAGAGGGAATAGATGTAAAATCCGTATTTTTAATAGAAGTATACGAACCTATGTTCTTTTGTGTTTAAAAAGAAAAGCCCGAAGGCCAGTCTTTATTGTAAATTTAAGTTAATATCATATGTGTGATACGAGTTTTCATCATCATAATTATCAGTTTCATAGCTAGAATCAATCTTCAATCGAAGAGATTTGATTGAAGATGCATCAGGAAGTTTTGATAAAGGATAGATGCCCCAACCATCTTTTTTTGTTCCTTTCATGAAGTCACCATCCCATGAATCATAATTAAAGACTCCGCCATCATCAACTTGCTCACCATAGTCAGTTATAATTGTGGCTTGATTAGGGTATATAGATACATCTTGTTGTGTATTGTCTATGTTGTAATGCACGGCTACAAAACCATTGTATTGATTATCAGAATAGTCTTTGATATCAGTAGTTTTCACAACTGAGACCCGATCGATATTTAGGTTAACACCCGCCCAAGAATTATCATTAAAATTGGTTGAATAATCTTGCTTACCTTGTACTTCTATGGATTCTCCATCAGGTACATTATCAGCTATTTTTCCGAAATCTGAATCATTTGATAGAAGATTAGTCTTTTTTTCCACAGAGCTACTGAATTCAAGAGAAACCATTGTAGAGCTCGCAGTGGTTGTTTCTTTAGGCGTATCAGAATTTGAATTACTATTTCCACATGCTCCTAGTACGATACTAGAGAACAGAATTAATCCTACCCCAACTATTTTTTTCATTTCTTCCTCCATAACAATAAAAATATATTTACTCCCACTTAATGGCAGGTAGTGATAGTCACCAAAAATTAAATTTTTTATAAAAATTTATTTACAACATCAATAATTTGGCTTGAATAGTTATAGATATCTATTGGTTCGTTTAATTCATAAACTGTATGATTTTCATCATTCAGCTCAATTTTCATTCCGTTTGTATTAAATCGGACACGTAAAATCCATTTTCTTATATTATCATCTAACAAAATATTGAAATAACTTCTATTGTCACGATAGAATAATCGATCCAAAGGAATCGTATCTTTTAAGACTACTTTACAAATAGTATAAGCTTCTAATTCTTCAGGGGTCGTAACAATTTCACTATCTGTTTCATCTGTAGTATTAGATTCTGATTTAGTTTCATTGTCCTCAACAGTAACGGATGTCTTTAAAGCAGCACTCAGTTTATCATTTACTCTTTCAGCAATAAATTGGTTTAGCCCTTTTTTTATAATAGGTTTAAATTTTTCAACGGTTTGTTTAGTTTTCATACCATCATAAATTTCAGTAAGTAAATATTTTACGAAATCTTCAGTTGGATCATTGAGTTCAGAAGAAAGATAATTTTTTAATGAATTTAAATATTTAAGCTCAGCTGCAGAGCTCGTAATTTTGTCTACGTCAAAATTATCTTTGTGAAATTTAGCTAATTCTGGGATTTGGCTGTCTTTAATTTTAGTAATATTAACAGTCAAAAATGGTGTAAGATCCATTTTATTTGGTTCATCTAAATCAGTAAAAAATTTATACTCTTCTCCGTTAGTTAGTATTCCAAATTTCGATACTGTAGTGCCGAAATATCTGAATAATTGAGAATCATGTTTTGTTAATTGTTCATTAATTGATTTTGCTTCTATAAGTATAGTTGGTTGACCTTCAAGAACAATTGCATAATCAACTTTTTCACCTTTCTTTATTCCAACATCTGCAGTAAATTCTGGTACGAATTCGGTTGGATTAAATAAATCATAGCCTAATGCTGCGAAAAAAGGCATAATTAGAGAAGTTTTAGTAGCTTCCTCGGTTCCGATGCTATCTTTAAGCTCAACAACTCGTTTTCCTAATTGTTTTAACGTATCTTGAAATTTTTCTAATTCCATAGTTTTCCTCCGGGATTTTTTTCACTCCCACTTAGGGCAGGAAGTAGTAGCCGCCAATTAAATTAAAAATCTATACATGCTTTCAGGAAGCCCGTACAAATTTGTTAATTCCTCAACTTTTCTAGGGTATCGATCGTTGTCTTCTTTATAAAGAGAAACAATTAGATTAGCAGCAAAGCAATTCGCTTCGCTTTCTGATTTGCTTCTGGATGTTCGTGTGGATACATAATAGCTAGATAACCCACGATGAAAGATGGCGTGACCAAGTTCATGAGCACAAATATAAAATCTTTCCTCAGAATCCTTTAATTCATCATTCAGTAGGATGACAGCACGACCTAAAATCTCTTGGAATTGACCTTTAGGATCATCAATAAAAGGAACATATTCAATTTGAATGTCCATTTTTTCACAGATATAAAATGGATTAGCGGATTGATACTTCCGCTTTAGGTTCTCAACTAAATTGATAACATCCAATTCCATACCCAATCACTTCTCTTTGTCCTTGTCTTCTTTTTTGAATTTCCAAAACATGCCTGCTAAAACATCTCTGACTCTTTGAAGCTGTTCGGGTGTTAAAGTTTCGCCTCCATAAGCCATGTTAGCATTTGATTCAAGTAGTTTATCAAGTTCAATTATATCTTCTTTAGTCGCCCATTCTGGAGTTTTATGATTACTTAATAGATAGTCAGTACTAACGTTAAATAGATGAGCTAATTTAGTTAGTGCTTCTGAATTAGGTTCTGCACGACCTACTTCCCAACTTCCTATAGTTTGTTGGGACACGCTCATTTTTTTTGCTAGTTCTGCTTGGGTCCAGCCATGTTGCTTTCTTAACTCTTTGATTCGATCTTTTAACACAGCAAGTCCTCCTTTTAATAAAATTATATACTACAAAGCGTAGTCGGTACAACGAAATTTAGTTAATACAAAAAAAAGTAGTAATAATAGTTGACTTACTAAATTTTGTAGTATATTATAACTACATAAGGTAGTAAAAGAGAGGTGGAAATGTATGGAAAACAAAATGGGACAAATAAGATCTAGAAAAGGGATCTCTCAATCTCAACTAGCGTCTTTATTAAAAGTATCCCAAAAAACAATCAGTTCTTGGGAGGTAGGACGTACCTTGCCTAAGCCTTCCCAGATGCAACATCTAGAAGATATTTTTCATGTTCCTAAAGAAAAAATTTTTTTTATGGCTTTTAACTACAAAAATGAGTTAAAAACAAGGGGGACTTCCAAATGACACGACAAGAAAAAATAAACATCGTACTTGATGCTAGGCCTAGACTAGTCCACATCATCAAATGTGCAAATGATGATCAACTCGATCGTCTAGTTGAAGAAGTCCAAAAAGAGCTTGAACGTGAATTAGACGAAGCAGCTTTCGTTTGATTCTTTAAATTAATAGTATAAAAAAATTGCTCGTATTGATATACGGGCGAATAAGAATATGAGGTGTTTAAACTGTTAAAAAAATCAAGTGTTATTCGAGAATCGTTAGTCGAAGTAATTAATAAGAGTGGTGAGACCAAAAAGGAAATAGCAAGACAAATCAACGTCTCTCAACAGTCATTAAGCGATTGGACAACATTGCTTAATACGAAGCCCGTGACGTTGGAAAATGCTCAGGCGTTAACGGATCATTTTAGAGATTCAGATTTCACTCTTCAAGTGATTCATGAGTTCTTTGGTTTATTCAAATCAATTGATGGTGATGTTTATAGAAGAGACCCATCTTCATTAGACAAGTTGCAAATGATTGAATCAGATGAGCGGAAACAGAAGAAGCAAGAAGTAGAAAAAATTCTTCTTAAACAAGTAAATTACTTAACTGTTGATGATCGTCAACAAATCATTGCATATGCTTATGAATTTTTAGACGAGATCATGGTTGAGGTCACACTAATAAGTGCATTATGCGAAATACTTGGAATCGATATTCGCAAGCTTAGTGAGGAACGGCTGTCGTACTGGGTAGTACAAGGATATATGAAAGGATGATGGAAATGGAAACATTGGAAAATATTTTTCCAAAAAAAGTTGTCTTGAAGCGCAACAATAAAAGAAACATTGAAAAATTAACATACTCAGTTACTGAAGCGGCATTAGCTATAACAACAAATCCTCAAAATGTTAAAGATTTGATTGAGATGGGATACATCGGTTTTTTGAAACTTGGTGAAATTAGAATTCCTAAAACTGAAGTCGCTCGATTTTTAGAGAATCATATGAATGAAGATCTTGCTAGCGAAATTGCTAAATATAGAGAGGAGAGAAAGAAATGAAAACTGTATTTAAAATGACTGTCAAGAGCGCTTTGCTTATGAGTCTAGTAGCAATCGTACTGGCAAGTATTAATCCAGCATATGCACTTATTTATTGGGGAACCTTAGTAGCGGTTACTGCTGTAAGAGAAAGTTTCAAAATGCCAACACAAAAAAGACCGACCAGCGACGGCAATCGCTAATCGGCAACATATCAAAATAACTTAACTGTATTTTAGCACGAAAGGAAGGCTAAAACAATGAATGATTTTGGACAAGCGCTCGATCAGTATTTGACGACTCCCGAATGGGGCACGCCACATAAAGAGGAGGAAGACGATGAGTAAATCTACCTTAGAAATGAGCCGTCAAGAATGGCTTGAAGACCGTAAGAAAGGCATCGGAGGTTCGGATGTTGGAACAATTTTAGGATTGAATAAATGGAAATCTCCTTATCAACTATGGCTAGAAAAAACAGGACAAGTAGTACTTGAAGAATCAGGAAGTGAGCCCGCTTATTGGGGCAATATCTTAGAAGAAGTTGTTGCTAAAGAATTTCAAGAACGGACAGGTAAAAAGGTTCGCAGAAGAAATCAAGTCTTTGAACATCCACTGCATCCGTTTCTAAGAGCGAATATTGATTGTGATGTAGTGGGAGAAAATGCCATTCTGGAATGCAAAACAGCCAATCAATTTCTCGGCAAAGAGTGGGAAGGTGAAGAAGTACCACTCAGTTATCTCTGCCAAGTTCAACATTACATGAACGTTCTAAACAAAGACTATTGTTACATCGCTGTCTTAATCGGTGGTCAAAAATTTATCTGGAAGCGGATTGAACGAGATCAAGAGCTGATCGATACAATCACTGAACAATTAGTAGAGTTTTGGGAAACGAACGTTCTTGGAGGTATCGAGCCTGTAATTGACGGAAGTGAAGCGACTGCTGATTTCTTAAAAGAAAAATATGCAGATGTAGAAGAAAATCAAACAGCTCTACCATCACGTTTTGATGAACTTATCGAGCAAAAAAGAGAACTCAAGCGGACGAAAAAAGAAATTGAATCATCTATTCGTCAAGTAGACAACGAGATCATCAGTGAGCTAGGTAAACGTGAAGCCAGTATCGGTATCACTCAAAAAAACATCATCAGTTGGAAACTTGTCCGTACGAGACGTATGAACTCGAAGAAACTAGCAGAGAAATATCCAGATGTCGCAAATGATGAAGAGATTTATAACGTTACTGAATCAAGAAGGCTAACCGAAAAGGAGATCAAATAATATGGCAACAAATGAATCGTTAAAAAACCAATTGGCAGAAAAGCCACAGAAACAAGTTGCACCAGGACAGTTAGGGCTTAAAGCTCTAATGAATACACCAACAATGAGAAAGAAATTTGAAGAAGTACTTCATGACAATGCTAATGCTTTTATGTCGAATGTTATGACTCTTGTATCTAATGACAGTTATCTTGCAGATAGTGAACCGATGTCTATCATGAGCGGCGCGTTAACTGCTGCAACATTAAATCTTGGACTAGATAAGAATCTTGGCTATGCCTATCTCGTTCCATTTAATATCAAAAACAATCAAACAGGAAAATGGGAAAAGAAAGCTCAATTTATGCTTGGCTATAAAGGATATATCCAATTAGCCCAACGATCAGGTAAATACAAAGCATTAAATGTGATTGAAGTTTACGAAGGAGAACTAAAAAGCTGGAACCGACTGACAGAAGAGTTCGAGTTTGATCCAAATGGTAGAACGTCTGATGAAGTCATTGGATATGTTGGCTATTTCGAGTTACTGAATGGATTCAAAAAAACTGTCTATTGGACCAAACAAGAAATCGAAGCTCATCGGATTGCTAACAATAAAGATCGCGATAAGACAAAGTTAAGTGGTGTGTGGGCATCTGATTACAATGCAATGGCACGAAAAACTGTTTTGAGAAATCTTCTTTCTAAATGGGGAATCTTGTCCATCGAAATGCAAGAAGCCACCACATCGGATGAGAGAGTCCAAAGGGTTCAAGAAGACGGCAGCATTATTGCTGAAACAGAAGTTGAAGAAGATATTCCTGAAAGAAAAGAAGCAGAGGTTATATCTGAAGAAAATGAAGATGTACAAACTGGATTATTTGATGCATCTAATCCGCCGTTAAACAAATAATGAGGGAGTTTTCTCCCTCAAATTACTAGAACGAAAGGAGGGACTCAATTGGATTACATCGGACAGCTTAATGCTTTTGACAATTGGCTTGAATATAACGAGCTTGGCGCTGGTCCCCAACTGCTTTGGTATAAGCTAATGGCTATAGCAAACAAAAGTGGATGGCAGAGCGAATTATCGATTGCCAATACAAGGCTACAAGCAATGACTAAAACGTCTGAAAAAACATTGATTAACAATCGTAATCAATTGATCCAAAACGGACTCCTTCAATATAAAAAGAGAGGTCGTACAAAAGCTGGAGTTTATATTCTTTCTGATCTAACTGGAAATTTTACAGTAAAAACTACAGTAGATAATACGGTAGAAAACTCCGCTACTGGAAATATTCCAGTAGATAGTAAAGTAAATCCGAAAGTAAATAGGGAAGTAAATCCTTCAGTAGATTCTACAGTAATTCCTTCAGCTTATATAAACAATACAAAACAAAACAAGACAAATAAAGAAGATGATATAGGCGTGTATGAGTTCATCCAAAAAAACTGGGGGAAAGCACCTACTGGACTTTTGCAAGGAGCATTAGGACCGATGATTAAAACTTGGGGAGCAGATATGATTCTCTTTGCTTTTAAATTAGCTTTCGAAAACAACGTTGAGATGCCAGGATTGAAAAAATACGTTGAAGCGATATTAAATTCATGGAGTAATCAAGGAATTAAGACAATGGAATCAGCTGAAAAAGCTCAAGAAGCTTTTAAGAACAAGAAAAAACAAAACTATCTTCCTAAACGTCAAAATAATGTACGGCGTGAAAATTTACCTGATTGGGTCAACAAACCTCAAGAAGAAAAGACGCTAGATCCTGATAAAAAAGCAGAATTAGAAGCCCGCTTTGCTGCTTATCAGGCTAAGAAGGAGGCGCCTCTTGAGAATGAATAAATATCGTAATCGAAAAACTATCCATCGAGGTATCAAGTTCGATTCTATCGCAGAAGCAGAGTACTACGGTCTAGCCTTATGGCAAGCTGAAGCGAACGGCTGGAAAGTAAAACTTCAGGAACGATTTGAGCTGATGCCGAAATTTGAACTAGACGGAAAGAAGTATCGTAAGATCGAGTATATTCCCGACTTCACATTTTATAAAAACGGCAAACTTGTCAAAGTCGTAGATGTCAAAGGAATGCAGACAAAAGACTTTAAGATCAAGGCAAAGTTGTTCTGTCATCAATATCAAGTGCCGTTGATATTGGCTAAAAAATATCGGAATACGTTCAAGGAAGAGCGTTTTTAACGAGGTGGTCCATCATGACAACAGAAGAAGTGATTCAAATGCGAATTCGAAGCATTCAACGTGAGGTTGACGATCTGGAGCGGACAAAGGCAGTGATGGTCAATGAAACGGCGAGGAAGGCAATCGATTTGCACATAGAGAATTTAAGAAGGGAAATCCATCGATTGGAGGAATGAGCGTGGATAAGAAGGCTGCAATGAAACGAATTGCTGAATTAACCCAGTCAGAATCTTGGCAAGAAGACAAAGAAATAGTTGCAGAAGTCCAAAAGCTCGGTAAATCAATGTGGACTGAAAAGCCCAAACGGAGAACGCCGAGAAAAATCGCAATCTGGCACGATGGCAGAATTCTGGTGACAGGAACAGCTCAAGAACTCTCTGAGGTTATTAACGTGGACAAAAAAACAATTTGGAGCAGAGTTAGACGTGGAAACGTTGATTCTAAAGGTCGTCAATTTAAATACTTGGAGGATAAATAATGGATCTCATTACACAATACAGTGACATCATCCTCAAAAAAATCATGATAAAGATTCAGAAAGATAAAAAAGCAAAAGAGCGAGCTGAGTTAGTTAAGTTGGAAATGGCTGAAACGGGTTCAGGAGTTCGAACATCAAGACATTGGAAAGCCGCTGCAAACATTGAATTTCGTTGAGTATCAAGGAAGAGGCGCGTTGATTATGCCTGACTGTAATAAAGAGATTAAGATATTTGATTCGAAATCAGATGCCGAGCGTACTGCTCAGACAATCGGTGGAACAGTGGAAGAGGTGGCGGAAGGATGAGCAAAGCGTTGAAATGGTTAGAAGCAGAATGAACAACATCCAACGAAACATGGAGGGGAAAGAATGAAACTAAAAGATGGATTTTACAAAAGCAGTAACGGAATCGGTGGATTAGTACTAGACATGCCAACGAAACGACCTAAGAAGCGTAAGAAACCAAAAGTCAAAGTTGGCGATATGGTTCGCTGTGAAGCAGAAGAGTTCGTTTATCCCTTCAGAGGATACGTGAAAAAGATACTGTCAAACTCAGCAATCATTCGTATCGAAAATACAATGAAGTGTGATCGTGCAACTGCAAGACACAAGCATTATTTAGCTGTTGCACAGTTGAAGGACATGGAAGTAATCGAGAGCAAATAAAAAGCCGGATTCCTCCGACTACGAATAATATTACTGACACAAGTATTATATCATAATTGGGGGAATCAGGATGGTACTTTTCGATGTAAAGAAATATGAGACACCAAGCACGAAAGATGTTGATATGGACCGCACAAAACATAATGTCGGTGTTTTTCTTTCAGCATATCTATCAGCTAGATGTAGAGTGGGACAGCCTCGTGAGCCAAAAGTGACAGTATCATACTCCTTGGTTCCACCATCTACAGCTAATCATGATTTTGAAGCCGAAAGAATGTTGATTGATAAAGAAGAAGCACAAGAAGAATTTGAGTATTTGCATAAATTGTTTATTAGAGGATACTCTGCTATACAGCATCCGCACAAACCCGATGTGACCGAACGACGAAAAAAAATATTTTATGATCGATACATCAATGGTCTGTCGATTTATGTAACTGCTCAAAGAAATAATACTAGTGAAGAATCTGTCAAACTAGAATCAAACAAGATTATCATCCAATTTGCTTCAGCATTAGAACTGGTTGCTTTTAAGTAGCCAGTTTTTACACTTTTTATACCCTTTTATTACCCATTTGGTTTCTTTTTTATGCCTTTTTTATACCAATCAATTACCTGTTCAATGATGTATTATGATAGTGTCGAAAGATTAGGAAATAGGATCGACAAAATAAAATGTAAGGAAGGAAATCTCCCTCATCGTTTAATTAAGCTTCGATAGACAGCAGTGGAAATATAAAGAATAAGGATGTGAATTTCAACTCCTTCTAAATTATTCTTATTATCTATCATCCGTTGCTGTTTATTGTTTTTTGATTTATTCACATGATTTATCGTAAAATATACAATGGGTGATAAATTTGAAAAACATAAAGTGGAAAGATGTAATAACGGTTAGTATATCAATTATTTCGGTACTCATAGCTCTGTATAATTGGAATGATTTAAGGAATATGAAAACAAACTATGGTAAATCAGTTAATGAAATACTAGTCAACTCTAACAGACTAGCAATACAAGACTTAGATGTTCTATATGCTACTATTGAATCATCGAAAAATAAACCTGTTACCAGAAGTAATCTCAATATAATATTAGATAGCCTAGAGAAAAACTATGAAAAATTAAATGAAATCAAGTTGACTGATATTTCGAGTAAAGAACGCCTAACTTACCAATCATTTAGTAACGATTTATTCTATGATCATAATGCATTAAAGACTGAAATCGATAATGTAATAGAGATGAACAATGAGATAGAAAAGAGAATGAGCGATACTGAAAAAACAAAATTAGATAAAACTAAAAATTACTATGATCAGTTGTTGATATCTGATGAATCCCGAGAAGGTCTATTAGAAATAATAAAAGAGATTAGAAAAGATGCTCTCTGGAATATAGATCAATTAAAAAATAAAAAATTTATTTCACTTAGGTCGTTGGAAAAAGCTGATAGTGAATTTGCAGAAAAATATAACTTAACTAAATAATTAAAAAGGTGGGTGAAGAGAAATGACGGCGTTAATAATTTCAATTTTTGCGCTCTGTCTTAATGTCTATATGATTGGATTTAAAAATGGGCAAAATAAAAAATAGTAGCAGCCAAGAATAATTTTATAGTGTCGCTGTGACGAAAGTAGAGAGACGCAAAGGTGAAGGTAGGTTGCGTACGGCGCACTACTGGGACCTTGTACAAAACTAGAGCGGACTAGTGCATGAGTGGTGCAATCCCACTCCAGCGACTTTGGGTTTGCGGTACAAGATCCCGAAAGTAAAACCGCATTGAGATTGAGTAGCAGTGGAGGCAATCAGACCCATATACTATTCTATGGCTACTACAAGATGAATAGGCAATCTCAATTATATAGCATGCTAGAGCTATACCTCATGAGCTCCTCTGAGGCGTAGTTTTTACATATGAGATCACTCGGTGAGTGGTCTTTTTATTTTAAAAAGAGAGGATTTTGAAAAATGGAATTGATTGTATTTACTAATAACGGACAAACATATCATTTTTATGAAGTGGAGAATTTTAAGCCAACAACAACAGGATTTAGTTTTATTTATACTGGGAAGGCTACGGGAGTTAGTCGTTCAGCTACGTTTAACAATACATCAACAGCTGGTTATGCGCTTGCGGAGGTACAAAATGAATCATGAGAAGTTTATCGAAAAATGCAAGGCTATTGTGCGCGAAAGAATTGAAAATGAGATTGCAGACCCAAGTGGTGCAGTTCCTCAGTTTGATATATTCGTTGTATGGTCGTGTAAAACACTACAGAATAGCAAATCATTAGTTAGCGCTAGCTTAAAAGGAGCACCGTATTTTGAAATTACGTTGAACGGGGACAAAGGTGAAATCTATGTAGATACTTATCTCAAAAAATCAAATGAATGTATTAAAGTCTAGCACACGCTAGGCTTTTTCTTTACATAAAGGAGGCTGCATAATGAGAAACTACTGGTATATATCACTATCAAATAGATATCCGCAACCAAGCGAACAAGATTCGGTTCGGTCAGTTCAGTCAGTCCAAATCAAAAAGAAATACTCCATCATTGAAATGACCAGAGAAGCAACACCAAATGAGATCGATAAGTACAATCTTCGTTACTGTGGCCATGGATATTTTAGTGAGCAAAATATACAGACAAATATTGAGAGGTATTGTTAATAAAATTGAAAGGTGGTGTCAAAAAGATTAGAAATGAGGTAAATACTCTGGTGGTTGCCTTTTTGTTTATTCAATTCTCTCGCTTTTCCTGTTATTATATAGAAAATGTAATATTGAGAAGGAGAGATACTTAATGGCTAAAACTGAAGAAAATAAAAATTGCTTCATCATAACACCTATCGGCAATGATAATGGGCCGGAAAGAAGGTTTGCTGACGGCATTACGGATGCGGTTCTTCGTCCTGTTTTGGATGAGTTTGATTTAAAACCTGTGGCTGCTCATGATATTAGTGCTACTGGATCTATAAATGATCAAGTCATTCAACATATATATGAGGATAAACTTGCTATTTGTAACCTTACCGGTTTGAATCCCAATGTCATGTATGAACTTGGTGTAAGATTTACAATGAGAAAGCACACAATTCTTATTTGTGAAGAAGGAATAAGGCTGCCTTTTGATATTATTGCTGAACGAACTATTTTTTATAAAAATGATATAGCGGGAAGTGAGGAACTTAAAGAAAAACTTAGAAGAATGATTGAAGGAATCGATTATACTAAGGATCCAGAAAATCCAATTTTTAAAGTTTTAAAATTTGGTCAAGCTATGGGAAATATAGAAACTGATGATCCAAGTAATGCAATTCTTGAAAAGCTTCAGGAGCTAATTCAAAATAACTCGACTACTATTAATACAGGCAATAACTTGAATGTCCCGTACACCGCAATTCTTGAGAAGCTTGATGGAGATGGTTTCACAGAATCTGAATTTAGGACACTAGCTTTAAAAATTCAAAGTGTAAGTAGTAATAATGTTTACATTACGAATTCACAATGGACATCATCTCAAAAAGTTCTGGCTATAAATTTCTATTCTAATATACCATTTGAGAGTGCTGTTGGGATAATTAACCAAATTATTTCTAATACCTTCCATAGTAAAGTGGAGTTGATGTTTTTAAATAATCTTTCTTTTAAGGGTTAAATTAGTATTGATAATTGTTTTGCAGTTTCCAATCGGAGGCTGCTTTTTATTTTGCATAAAGGAGATATGCATGTATCAATTAGACAAAGATAGGAAACGATTTGCAGAAACAAAAAGATTGTCATTTTGGAAAAGAAGAAAATGCGCTTATGATTATGTGTTCTTATACATACGAAATTGCGACAAAATATGGGGATGCATAAAATGTGGAAAAACGGAATGGCGCTAGGGATCATCTCAATTGAGGTGGTTTTTTTATTTTACATAAAGGAGGAACGATCTCATGAAAGAATATACTGCTAAAGAATTTGAAGAAATGAAGCAATTAAAGAAGGACTTTGAAGAAGTTGGTCAAGGACAATCATTTACGATTGGAACTATTCAACGTAGATTACGTTTCGGGAAAGAACGAGCTACTGCTCTTTATAATGATCTGATCTCAGATAGAGAGAAGGTCACATGATGAGGAACTACTGGTACGTATCATTGATCAACGATTATCCAAGATGCAAAGATTGTCGTGATAAAAGAGTTGTTCAATCTGTTCAAATGAAAAGCAAATATTCTGTTATAAAGATGATCAGAGAAGCTACCCCAAAAGAAGTTGATAAATACAAGCTTATTTATTGCGGTCATGGTTTCTTTGATGAATCAAACATTCAAAATAATATTAACAAGAATTTGAGGGATTAGAATGCAGATTGAAATAATGAAGTTGGCAGATTTGAAACCTGCTGATTATAATCCACGAATTGAACTTACTCTAGGAATGGATAAATATGACAAACTGAAACAATCCATTATGATGTTGAAAGAGTTTGAACAATATAATTTTTTCTTGATATACTGTGATTAAACAGTATGGAGGAAAAGTAAGATGAGTAATGTAATACAATTTTTTATTTCTAGAGATATGATAATAGTTTATTCTACAGTCATTATAGGAACAATACCTGGTTTAGTTAGGATTGTTTATCAAAAATGTAAAGTATTTAAATTTCAAAAAATGATAAAACAAATTTACGTAGTTCCAATATTTGAATGTGCTAAAAGAAATAGAGATCTAAATGAATTAAGTAAAATGGTGGGTAAAAGCATGGAACGTTTAACATATTTAAAGGAAAAAGAATTAATTTTTATAAACGGAAGTATGCAATTTGAAATGATTAGAGTAGTAGAATTTTCGCTAAGTTTAATAAAAAAAATAGACGATTTAAGCAAGGAATATGGTTTTAGAGATACAGTAGTTAATGAAAATACTTGTATATTCAATAACGAACAAATAAAACAAATTAGTTACCTTGAGAATATTTATGATGAGAAAATGAATAAATACAGAATGTTATCTATAGATGAATTTTAAATATCAAAAACAAAACTCAACCTAAACAGAATGTGAGGTGGTGTGTATTGAATGGCAAGAAAACGTGATCCAAGACGTGATGAAGCCAAGAAAATTTGGTTAGAATCCAACGGAGAAAAGCAGTTAAAGGAAATTGCATCTGAATTAAATGTTTCAGATTCTCAGGTTAGAAAATGGAAATCGCAAGACAAATGGAGCGCTGAATTGAAAAGTAACGTTACCAATGGCAAAAGTAACGTTACTAATCAAGGTGGCGCTCCTATTGGTAATCAAAATGCTAAAGGTAACAAAGGAAATAGCCGAGCCTCTCCGCCAGTGGGTAATAAAAATGCCTTGAAAACAGGCGAGTATGAAACGATATTTTTTGAGACATTAAGTGATGAAGAGAAGGACATCTATTCTAGTTTGAATGATGATCCTTCTTTTACTTTGTCTGAAGAAATACGGCTACTTAAAATACGGCAACTTCGAATGATGAAAAGGATTCAACAAGCCGAAGCGGGGTTAAATGATGAAGAAGTCGAACGTCTCCAGCAACTGCGCAATATTAAAACACCACTTGATATTGGTGGTAAAAAGCTTGAGATTAAGCGTGAAGTGATGCAAGATGTTCAAATCACTAGAAAAACACGTAGAAAGATAGATGATATTTTATCTATTGAAGATTCATTGACACGCATCAGCAATCAGTTGTCACGAGCTATCAAGCAGTTATCAGAATTAAGCGTACAGGGCAAGCGTGCTGCTTTAATGACGGCACAAGCTGAAAAGCTAAATGCTGAAATCCGAGAACTAAACGGCGGCGAGGATGAGCCTGAATCAACGGTTATTATCGATGACATTCCGTTAGTTGAAAGCGAGGTTGGTTCAAATGGCATTGATGGTCAAGAAACAAACTCAAATTAAGACTACGGACTTGATTAACCCGCATTTTTATAAAGTTTGGCACGCAAAGTGTCCTTATATTTTGATGAAAGGCGGACGTGGCTCTTTTAAATCATCTGTTATCAGTTTGAAATTAGCAACAGAAATGAAGAAGCACACACAAGCTAAGCACAAAGTAAATGTTGTCTGCATGATGAGTCAGCACAAGTATTTAAGAGATGCTGTTTATGAACAAATCAAGTGGGCACTTTCAATGTTAGGCATTTCAAAAGAATATAAGTTTCGTACTTCTCCTTTGAGAATCATTCATAAACGTACTGGCTCTAAGTTCTATTTTTATGGTGTTGATGATCCGTTAAAATTAAAATCAAACGCAATTGGTGATGTCATTGCTTTGTGGTACGAAGAAGCCGCAAACTTTGAAAGCGAAGAAGTATTTGACCAGACGAATGCAACCTTTATCCGTCAACGGTCGCCATGGGTAAATCAAGTACAAGTTTACTATTCATGGAATCCACCCAAGAATCCATATGATTGGGTTAATGAATGGGTAGAGAAATGCATACGCCTAGATGATCATTTAGTGGACCACTCGACTTATAAAGATGATGAGTTAGGTTTTACGGATCCGCAACAATTAAAGCTGATAGAAACGTATAGAGAAAATGATGAAGATTACTATCGATGGCTTTACTTAGGCGAAGTGATTGGTCTGGGTACGCTCATCTATAACATGGATCATTTCCATCCGCTTGATGAGCTACCAGATGATGATTACATCGTTCAGATTTGTTTTTCAATCGATAGTGGACACCAAATATCAGCGACTACCTGTGGTTGCTACGCTATTACCAAAAAGAAAAATGTCATTTTATTAGATACTTATTATTATTCTCCTGAAGGAAAAGTAAATAAGAAGGCACCTGATGAGCTTTCTAAAGATTTGCATGATTTTATTGAGCGATGTCAAACAAAATACAATAAGTATGCCTACAAAATCACTATTGATTCGGCGGAAGGCGCTCTAAAAAATCAATACTATAAAGATTACAATGAGAGGTTTCATGCAGTGGCCAAAGCTAAAAAAGTAGATATGATCGATTATGTACAGAACCTCCTTGCACAAGGCAGGTTTTTTTATTTGGATACAGAAGCAAACAAAATATTTATTAAAGAGCATCGTGATTATCGATGGGATGAAGATACTTTACAGTCAGATGATCCAAAAGTTATCAAAGTTGGTGACCATACATGTGACCAGTTCCAATATTTTGTAAAAGATAATCTAAGTGATTTAGGACTGAAATGGTAGGTGAGAAAATGAGTATGATCCAGCGCATCAAAAACTTTTTTAAGAAAGGAGTGAAACGAATAGATATGAATTTGAATGGCAGAGAACTTGGTAAAATCACAGACCATCCTAAAATTGATATTGATCCATATGAATATGAGAGAATCGCTGAAAATTTTCGTTATTATGCGAATAATTTCCCGAAAATTAAATATATAACCTCTTTTGGTAAAGAAAATAAACGTCCATTTAATCCGCTGAATGTAACCAAGACTGCAGCAAGAAGATTAGCGAGTATTATTTTTAATGAGAAATGCAAAATTGCTTTAAGGAATCCTGATGATGAAGAATCAGATAGTTTAAAAGAAGCAAATACGTTCTTGGCGAAAACACTGTATAACAATAATTTTTATAATCTTCTTGAACTGAATCTTGAAAAAGGAATTGCTTCTGGTGGGTTTGCTATGCGTCCTTATATTGATGGAGATAAAATCAAAATCTCTTGGATCAGAGCTGATCAGTTTTATCCCTTGCGTTCTAACACAAATGAAATCAGCGAATGTGCAATTGCTACTAGGTCAGTTCAAACAGAAAATGATACAAATTATTACTACACGTTATTAGAATTCCATGAGTGGGTAGATGGGAAGTACATTATTTCTAATGAGCTTTATAAGTCAGAATTGGAAAGTTCTGTTGGTAAACAAGTACCATTAGAAACCTTATACCCTGATTTGGCAGAGGAAGTCACCCTAGAAGGATTGAGACGTCCTCTTTTTGTTTACTTCAGAACACCTGGTGCAAACAATAAATCTCTAGAAAGTCCGTTAGGCGTTGGAATCGTTGATAATGCAAAAGAAATCTTAGATACCATCAACAATACTCATGACCAATTTGCTTGGGAAATTCAAATGGGGCAAAGGCGCGTCGTGGTTCCTGCTGAGTTTCTCAAAACGGATGAAGCCCATCCCCCAATGTTTGATAGTGATCAAAATGTATTTGTAGGGATGTATGGGGCAGAAAATGCTGGAATAAAAGATATTACTACGGCAATACGAACAGTTCAGTATAAAGATGCCATTGATCATTGGATTAAAGAGTTTGAGGTACAAGTAGGGCTATCAGTTGGTTCAATGAGCTACGCTGATGATGGTTTAAAAACAGCAACTGAAATTGTCTCTAATAACTCAATGACGTATCAAACACGCTCTAGTTATTTGACAATGGTTGAAAAAGCCATTAATGAATTAGTCCATTCGATTTTTGAATTGGCAGGTTATGCAGAACTTAATTCAACTGGAAAACCATTGTTTGAATTAAATTACGATGATTATAAAGTCGATATCAGTTTTGAAGATGGTATTTTTGTCAATCAAGATAAACAACAAGAAGATGATTTAAAAGCTGTGGTTGCTGGCGTGATGCCAAAGAAACAGTTTCTTATCCGTAATTACAATCTAAGTGATCAGGAATTAAAAGAATGGTTGGATGACTTGAAAAAGGAAATGCCTTCCCAAGATGCAGGAACAGATGAACGAAATGCACAAGCTGCTATGTATGATGTAGGTGATTGAGTTGATTACTCCAGATAATATGCAAAACCAAGCGGATGCTATCACGAACATTTATTCAGAATTAGAAGATCGTATCTTTGAGTTAATCATCAAAATGATGTTAAAGAAAGACCTTAACAAAGTGAATAAAGAAAACGTGATGTTATGGCAGATACAGCAATTAAACTATATGGGCGTTTTGAACAAAAAGGTTATTAATCTACTGGCTTCCTATACTAACTCTACTCAAGGCCAAATAGAAAAGCTTATCAAAGATAATGGCATTCAAATTATCAATGAGATTGATCAGGAACTGGAAAGAATGGTACAAAAAAGCGTGCCGGTATCTGATGATGTCAATCAGATGTTGGACTCTTTCTTACATCAAACATTCTTAGACTTGAATAATAATATAAATCAGACGCTTATCACTACGAATTACAGCCAGAACTCAGCTATGAGAGCTTATCAGGCAATTCTTAAACAATCCACCCTAGAAACCTTAACAGGTCTCAAAACGCATGAACAAGCCGTAAGAGATAACGTCTATAAAATGGTGGATGAAGGAATTAAATCAGGATTCAAGGACAAAGCAGGACGTGAATGGACTCTTGAAACATACTCAAGAACGGTAATTGAAAGCACAACGCATCGAACATTTAACGATTTACGTCTGAAAAGAATGCAAGATTTTGATTGTGTAACTGCTCTAATGAGTAGCCATCTATCAGCTAGAAAAGCCTGTGCCGATATTCAAGGTGGATGGGTTCTCACAGTTCCTAAGTCCAAAGCACCACCAGAATTTCAGCATTTACCGTCTATTTATGATCATGGTTATGGTGAACCTTGGGGAACTCAAGGAACAAACTGTAAACATATTCTTTATCCTGGTAGACCAGATGTTAATACAAATAATCAGCCACAATATGATCCAGAAGAAGTACAAAGAAATGCTGAGATCCAGCAGAAACACAGAAGATTAGAGCGTGACATTCGTTATCAAAAGAAGCGTTTGTCTGCTGCAGAATCTTTAGGTGATGAAGTCATGCAGAAAAGATGCAAAGACATGATCCGTTTTAAACAAGGAAAGATTAGAGAATTAGTGAAAGAACATGATTTCCTTGTGCGGGATTATAGTCGTGAGAAAGCCTTAAACTAAAAACAACTCGGATTTAAATACCGAGCTGTTTTTGGATATATGCCAGAGCTACTTGTCCCATAATACTTATTGAGGCAGTTCCTACCAACGAAACTTTTTCTTTCACAACTTTCCAAACTTTTGGATCACGAATGTTTTCTAGATACTGATGACCTTCGTAAGTTGGAGATCCTATACACCACATGTAGGGTTTATCAGAAGCGTATTTGACCCATCCATTGATTAATTTAGCATCATCATCGCCCATTCTTGATATAGCGTAAATGATTTCATCTTGAGAATATTTTTCTCTTAAAGAAGATTCATTTATTTCATTTTGAAATGCGCTTTTTCTGAATGGCAAAGTTTCTGAATACAATAAAATATCTCTAATTAAATCAGGTTTTAATTCCATATATTTAGCTCCTTTCTATACAACAATTATATCGCCCTGAACATGGCGTTAAAAGGTTTATTTTTTATACTCTCGTGGTCGTTGCCACGTTAAATATTCGAAGGAGGACCAAATGAAAAGAGAACAATTAAAGGAACTAGGCTTATCAGATGAACAAATTGGCTCAGTCATGGCGCTACATGGAGCAACTGTTAATGAATTGAGTAGTAATGTTGCAGCTGCAGAGCAACAAGTAAATCAATACAAAGAGCAGTTAGATGCCAATCAAACAGAATTAGATAGCCTGAAAAAAGCAGCAGAAGGAAATGAAGAACTAACCACTCAATTGTCAGACCTTCAAGAAAAATACGATCAAGCAAAAGCTGATTCAGAAAGTAAGATTGCTGAAATCAAAAAAACATCCGCAATCGAACTAGCTCTTACTCAAGCAGGCGCTCGTAATATCAAGGCTGCCAAAGCTTTACTTGATAGTGAAAAGCTGGAATTAACAGATGAAGGAATCAAAGGATTAGACGAACAATTAAATACATTGAAGGAAAGTGACGGATATCTCTTTGAAGGAGAAACAACACCGCCACCAAATCCAGATCAGAAGAAAGCAACGTTTCAAGGCAATCCGTCAAACGCTGTCCCTCCTAATGATGAAACAGCGCAAATGATTGCTGCAATGACAAGCGACCTAGTTAAATAAAAGAAAGAAGGAAATTAAAATGCATAAAAATATTTTATCAATGAATCTGCAAATGTTTGCTGATAATGCAACTTTAAACTATGCAGAATCTTACCAACAAGCGCTACAAAAACGTTATTCAGAAAATGGGATTTTATATTCTCAAAAGCTTTGGAATTCCCCATCAAATAACCTGATCAAATGGGCAGGTGCAAAAACTGTTAAGCTTCCTAAACTATTAATTAAAAATGGACGGAAAGATCGAACACGCCGTTCGATTACAGGGGCTAGTGCCAACTACGAAAATCAATGGGAAACTTATGAATTAACAAATGAACGTTACTGGGATACATTGGTAGACCCTTCAGATATTGATGAAACGAACTATGTAACATCTATTGCTAATATCACCAAAGCTTATAATGATCTTGAAAAAATTCCTGAAAAAGACAAACAAATGTTTTCTTCTCTTTACACTTTGAAGAAAGCAAAAGATGGCGGTAAGGGAATCGTAGAACTGGAATTGACAACTGAAAATATTTTGACTCAATTTGATAAGATGATGACCGATATGGATGAAGCCGCAGTTCCAGCTGTTGGACGTTCTTTATATGTGACTCCAACTGTCAGCACTATTCTAAAAAATGCGCAAGGGTTACAACGTACGTTATCAGTACAAAATAATAACGGTGTGATTGATAGAGCAGTAAAACGTTTAGATGAAGTAACGATTGAACCAGCTGTTCCTTCTGCTTACATGAAAACTCTATACGATTTTACTACTGGTGCTGTTGCTGATCCAACTGCACAAACAATCCAAATGATGTTGATTCATATCCCTTGTATGTGTGCACCAGAAAAATACAGCTTTGTTGGTCTAGATAAACCATCTGCCTCAACTGCAGGTAACTACTTGTATTATGAACAATCATATGACGATGTCATTTTGTTTGAAACAAAAACGGATGGAGTATCATTTGTCGTAACACCATCTGCACCCTAATGCGCCCCAAAATCCAACAGGTAAATTTAATGGAGATGGATCAGTATCTGTCTCCTTTGATCCTGTGGAAGGGGCAAAATCATATGTTATCCATTACGCAAACGCTAATGAATCAGATCCACATAAAGCCAAAATGATGGGTTACAGTGAAAATAATAGTTGGACTTTGGCTGCAGAAAATGTTCCATCTTTAGTTGAAGGGGACAAGTTTTATTTATACGTACAAACCTTTAACGAACTAGGAGAAGGCTCAAATGAAATAGAAAAAGCTGAGTTTTTAAATGAAAACAAACTTGGATCAGCTTGGAGTGAGCCGATTATTTTAACCAAGGGAGGATCTAATTAATGAAAGCTAAAAAAGCAAATCGAGTCGTTGAAGTTCTTACTGATACGGACAAAGAATTTTATAAAGCCCAGGGCTACGATATTGTAGAACTTGATGCATCAGGTAAAAAATATAATATTGTAGAATCGGCAACAGGTGGAAAAACTTACACAGTGGTTCAATACAACGCACTGCTTGATAAAAATAAGGCGTTGAAGAAAGAAGTTCAGGAACTGAAACAACAACTTCAGCAATTAGAAAACAAAGAAGAACCAGATCGGGAAACTTTGAAAAAAGAATTAGCTGACTTAGGCGTTGAGTTTGCGCCTAACACATCGACTGCTAAACTTGTTGATTTGTTGAATGAAGCTAAAGGCTAAAACTATGAGTTATTTAACGTACGAAGAGTATGAAAAGCTAGGTTTTAGTAAAATTCCTGATCAAAAAACTTTCGATGAATTAGAACCATATGCTGAACGTCAGATTAATCGTTTGACTGCTGATTTCTACTTGAAAAATGACTTAATTCAAGATTCAAATGAATACAGGGTACAAAAATTTAAATTGGCAATGGCCATCCAAGTGGAATATCTGTTTTTAAATGGTGGGAAAACAACCTTACAAGAAATGCTTAGTGGTACACCAACTAGTGTCAGCATTGGAAGAATGCGAATTGAAGGTACCAGTGTTGGTTCAGCCACATATGGTAGAACAATGGTTTCATCAGAAGCCTATGCAGAATTGATTTATACAGGACTTCTTTATCGAGGAGTGAATTACAAATGATTCCACAGATGCCAAAAGATTATTGTAATCAGTCCATCATTTTCAGACGAAAAAAAGGAATTGATAAATGGCAAAAGCCGATATTTGATGCTGAGGTTACAATTGAAAATATGATTTTTCAACCTCAAACGATTTATAGTGGTTCAAATAATAATAGAAAAGTGGTAGCTAATGCTATCGCTTTTTTATTTGCTGGAGTATCCACTCCATTTCCTGAAATCACAAAGGAACATGTAGGATCAGAAATCATATTTGAAGGTACAGCCTATACTTTGGTGACTATAGTAGATAATCGAAATCCTTTCAGCAACGAAGTTTATTCGTATGAATTGGAGGTTTTATAATGCTGCATATCAAAGTAGAAAAAAACGGTATAAACAGAAAACTGTCTGTTATGAACATACAAAAGGCTACTTTTTTTATGACTAATCAGATGCACATGGATATGAACTTATATGCTCCAAAACGTCAAGGCCACCTTCGCAGTGATTCTTATGCACGGGAGAACCATATCGTTTATACAGTTCCTTATGCTAAAGCTCAATTCAGAGGCTTGATAGTGACGAAGTCAGGGAAAATTGTGCGAATTAAAAATTACACAACTCCTGGTACAGGAAGTAGATGGGATTTGCGTGCAAAATCTAAGCATATCAATGCATGGCGAAAAGCTTTCGTTGAAGGAGGGAAACTTTAATGGATCTCTTAGAACGATTAGCCGATTCTATTGATTCTGTTAAAGGAATACCGATGCCATGTTCAATTGGTTTCTTAAACGGTGAAGATACCTTGTGTGTTTATACACTGCCAGGAAGCCGAACAACAGAAGAATACTTTGACGGAACTAGAGAACGTGAAATGCTTTATGAAATTGGGTTTAATACGAAAGACCAAGAAAAAGCGTATAGAACTTTGTGGCTAATATCAAATTATTTAGAAGAACTGTCTTCGATTAAATCGGAAAATGATAGTTTTGAATTTATTGGAATTGAAATAAGTGATACTCCTTTCGTGAGTGAACAGGACAGCGAGGGGTTATCAACATACTTACTAGATGTAAAAATCATGATTCATCAATTTTAGGAGGAATTTACTAATGAAAAATATTTTACCAATGGACCTACAAACATTTGCTGATCCAGCTCCAAGCAAAGAGTTTTTATTAAACTTTAAAAATAAAGTAGAGATTGACGTGGCTGGTAATAAATCACTAGATGCAATCGAAAGTGCAGATTTTGCTTTACTTGCAGCGGGAATTAGCACCATCACACCTGCAGCAGCTGATACAACTGATGCTACTCCGTATTACGACGGAGAAGGGTTTACTGAATCGGAAGTAACAGGTAAAAATATTACGTTTGCCATTTCTGGTCATCGAGTTTTCGGTGATAAAGCACAAGATTTTGTTGCAAAACATTTCTTGTCGATCGGTGACGAACTTCGCACACTCGCTCGTTGGACTGACGCGAAAGGAAATAAAGTTCAAGCAGTTGTCACTATGACATCTATCGTGCCATTTGGTGGTGCTGCTAATGCTAAACAAACATTTAGTTTCACTCTTGCATTTAATGGAAAGCCGGTCTTAGAAGAAGCGGGGGAGTAATTAGCCCTACAAGCGTAACGCTGAACAAAACAACGTTATCGCTCGCTGTTGGGGCAAATGAGACGCTAGTAGCGACTGTTCTACCTGCAAACACAACAAATAAAAATGTAGCTTGGTCAGCTGTTGATTCTACCATTGCCACAGTTGATACAAAAGGTAAAGTAGTTGCTGTTAAAGCTGGTACAACAAAAATTACAGTAAAAACGGTAGATGGAAATAAAAGCGCAGAATGTGCACTAACTGTCACCGCACTATAAAACTATTTTAGAGCAGATGAACGATTGGTTTATCTGCTCTTATATTTCAGGAGGAAAACATGGCTATTAACAATGTAATTGACTTAGATGCCAAATTATCGCTAACAAAATCTGTGAGAATTGCAGGAAAAGTATATGAAGTTCAAATTTCAGATGAAATTGACAAAGTCTTAACTGATTTAACAACTTTTGATATTCCAGACCAATTAAAAAATATGACTTCAAAACTTGAAAAAATGGATGAAAGTGACAGTGAAACTAAAGAGTTCAAAGAATTTACTCAATCCGAAATGGATGAATTAAAAAATAAAGCCGTAACTACGCTAGATGTGATTCTTGGGAGTGGTGAAGGTAATCGCGTTTATAATTTTTACAACAAAAGTACAAAAGCCCTTTTCACAATTATTGGATTGCTTGAAAAAGAGTTGGGGGAAGTTGTTTCTGAACGTAGTAAAACAGCAAAAAAACATTATAAAAATAATCGTAAGAAGTGATTAGATGTTTGATCTAACGAGAAAACCAGAAACAACAGTGATTATTTCAGGTAATGAGTATCAAATTGATTTGTCTTTTGACACTGTTATTCGATTCTATGAACTAATTGACGATAAAAATTTGGAGTCTATAGAAAAAATAATTCTTGGGTTCAAATTGTTTTATATCGATTCAAAAAAAGCAGAAGATACATTCACTTTTGAAGAAATGCAACAAGCTATTAACGACATAGTTGACTATATTCAATCGAATCCATATGGAAGCATTGGAAGTGAAGGAGAATCGACTGGTCAGGATTCAAATATGAATTATTCGTATTCTCAAGACGCTGGAGCTATTTATTCTTCGTTTATGGCAGATTACAAAATCGATTTGTTAAATGAGCAAGGTTCAATACATTATCTAACTTTCAAAGCGTTGATGTCTGGTTTAAGCGAAGACACTCAATTTCAGCGGATACTAGCGATTCGGTCAAGAAGCATAGCTGGTTTAGAAGGCGAAGAACTAAATAGCTTATTAGAACTGAAAAATTATTATGCTCTTGATTCTGAAAAAACAGTTAACAGTCTTGATGATCAACTAGGCGATATGTTTTCTATGTTAGCAGCACAAGCCAAATCATAAGGAGGTGAGTGTTTGAGCGCAGATGCAACAATAAATATTGATGTGATGCTGTCGAATTTACCTAAATTTAAAACAGACGTTAGTTTTGTTGATGACGTATTAACAAAATTGGGAATGAATACAGGATCAAAAATTGATGATTCATTTAAAGCCGAGACAGCAAAAGTTACAACAATTGCCAAATCAACAAAAAAAGATGTCGATCAAACTTTTGATAAACCAGTTAAGTTCACAATCAAGGCTGATAATTCGGATGCTGAAAAAGATGTCAAAGAGACAAAGGCTTTTTTAAAAGGCATACCGAAAAGCAAAATAACTGAACTGAAGGCGGATAATGACGGAGCATCACTGAAAATAAAAGCTACAAAAGAGGGTATAAGCAAGATACCTAACAGGAAAGAAACAATACTTAACGCAGATGCTTCACAAGCAAAAACAGAAACAAAAGACCTCGGTGATACTGCTGAAAAAACCGAATCTAAGTTTATCAGCTTGAAAGATAAACTATCCATTGGTGCGATTGCTGGTGCTTCTTCACAAGCACTGCAGATTTTAACAGGTAGTTTTTCAGATTTAATCGGTGAAACTACTCAATCATCTGACGCAATGGATAAATTCAAATCTACTATGCAGTTTGCTGGCTTTACAGAAAAAGAAACAAAAGAAGCTGCTAAATTTGTAAAAAAATATGCAGATGACACAGTATATGAATTGTCCGATATCTCGAATACTACAGCACAACTAGCAGCAAATGGTATTGGGAATTATCAAGAGTTAACAGAAGCAGCAGGGAACTTAAACGCTGTAGCAGGTGGTAATGCTGAAACATTTAAATCAGTAGCAATGATGCTTACCCAAACGGCTGGTACAGGGAAACTAACTACAGAAAACTGGAATCAAATGGCTGATGCCATTCCCGGTGCATCAGGTAAAATGCAAGAAGCGATGAAAAACAACGGTGCTTTCACTGGAAACTTTCGTGACGCGATGGAAGAAGGTCAAATATCAGCTGAAGAATTTAGTAAAGCGATTGTTGACTTAGGTATGACTGATGTAGCTGAAGAAGCTGCAAAGTCTACTAAGACTTTTGAGGGCGCAATGGGTAACCTCCAAGCGAATATCGTTACTAAAATGAATGAGATCGTTGATGGCATCGGTAAAGATAAGCTTACAGATATTATCAGCTTCATATCAGACAATACTACTAAACTATTTGATTCTATTTTGAAAGGCATAGATTATTTAAACGATAATCAGGATAAATTATCGAGTATCTTTGATAATTTGAAAAAGATTTCTAAAATATTTTTCGGTGCTGCATGGGATGCGGTTCTTGATATTATAAAAAAACTCACTGGTAATTTTAGTTTACTTTCAAAAGAAACTGGCAAAACGAAAGACCCCTTACAACGATTTGATGATGTCTTAAGTGCTTTGTCAAAACATGAAAAGGGAATAGCACTTCTAGGTAAAGCATTAGCTACTTTATTTATTGCTAAAAAAATCGTTGGTGTGGTCTCGGCTTTTGGGAAACTGCTTGATATATTCGGCGGAACCGCATTACTTTCTAGTCCAATTTTTCTTATACCTGCAGCAATTGCAGGAATTGGATTTGCGTTTTATAAAGCATATAAGACAAGCAAGCCATTTCGTGAGTTTATAGATGGGATTGTCGATGCAGTAAAAAACTTTGTAGAGGTATCATTAAAGAAAATCAAATCATTTTTTAAAAATGTTACAGAAGGATTTGTTGAATTTAAGGATTCAGTTACGGATAAAGTGACTAGTATCAAAAAAAGCATCAAGAAAGTTTTTAACTCCGTTATTGATTTTTTTAAAGAGGATTGGAAAGAAGTATTAACATTCATTCTAAATCCAATTGCTGGTGTAGTTGCTCTATTGTACAAACACAATAAGAAGTTTAAAAAGTGGGTAGATGATCTACTTGATACTATTAAAGATGGATTGAAAGCTTTTAAAAAGAAAGTTCTTGATCCACCATACGATGCAATTACAGATTTGATTGATAAAATAGCTAAAACTTTTTCAAAATGGATGGGCAAAATAGAAAAAGCTCTTGAAAAAGCGGGTAAGAAACTTGGGAAAGTTACAGAGGTAATTTTTTGGCTTATCTATGGGCCAATACGGTTATTAGGCAGAAAAATAAAAAAAGGTTTCGATGAAGTTGCTGAATGGATAGAAGATAAACTTGAAAAAGCAGGGAAAGCAGTTGGGAAGGTTGTCGATAAAATCTCTTCAACAATAAAAAAGATCTTTAATTCTTTATCAAAATCAGTAAAAAAATCAATGGAATTATTTACTGAATATGTTATTGAGCCTGTGGATTCAGTTCGAAAAAAAGTCGTTAAAACAATTAGTAACTTAGTAGATAAAGTGGTCGATTTCTTTGTTGATTTAGTCAATATTACAAAGCACAAATGGAGAGAAATAAAATCCTCGATGGAGAAACCGGTTGATGATGCTAAAGAAAACGTATCTAAGACTATCAGTAGATTAAAAGAAAAAATAGCGGAAATATTTGAACGTATCCAATCAGTAACTAAGAGTGCGTGGAATACAATTAAACGCTATACAATTGAACCGATAGAGGATGCCTATGAAAAGGTAGTAAAAAAAGTTGGAGAGATTTACTCTGGTGTATCAAAATATTGGAATGATCTAAAGGACAAAACCAAAGAAAAATTCGATGAAATCGTTGATTATGTTAAAAAAGTTCCTGGTCGAATTGGTGATGCTTTTAGAGATGGAAAAGAAGCAATCGGTGATGGTGTTAAAGCCGCAGCACAATACATGATAGATATTTTGAAAAAAGGTGTGAATGGTGTAATTGGTGGTATCAATTGGGTTTTAGAAAAAGTTGATGCACCAGATTCAGTTCGAATTGACGAATGGAAACCTAAGGATGTTGCAAAATTTGCTACAGGTGGTATTCACCAAGGTGGATTGATGCTTGTTAACGATGGCGAAGGAGAAGAACTAGTCCGACATCCTGATGGAAGAATGGAAATTCCAAAAGGTAAAAATGTTTTGATGCATGCAGAAGCTGGTACTCAAGTATTGAATCATAGCCAAACAAAATCGTTTGCTGAAGCTTTTGGTATTCCAATGTACGCAAAAGGTAACGTAAGTAATCTAGGTGATTTCTTCAAGTCTGCGTGGAACGGAATAAAAGACATTGGTTCTGATATTTTAGATGCAGTTCAACATCCAGTGGAGTTTGTCAAAAAAGCTATTTCAGAACATGTGAATTTTGATGCTACTCATCCAGTATTTGATATTGCTACAGGCGGTGTCAAGAAAGTAACAAATGGCGTTATGGATTGGATCAAAGATAAAATAGCAAGTTTTGGTTCTATTGGTGGAAGTTTTGACGGGGCGATGGCTGACAATGTCTATAAATATTTAGTAGATATTGCAAATCAAACAGTAAGTAAATTTGGCATGAGTGGTATCACTTCGGGTTATCGACCAGGAGACCCTTATTACCACGGAAAACACCAAGCGATTGATATTGCTTATCCTGCTGGAATGAATGGTTCAAGTAAGTATTTCGATCCTGCGAACTGGGTGTTTGAACATTTTGCTGATAAGGTTGGCTATGTTATTACTCAAGGTAAAGTTCGAGATAGAACAGGTCAATCAGGGCAACCTGCTACAGGAAATTGGGAGACATGGCCAGATAACGATCACTACGACCATTTGCATATTACAGGTAAGCTTGGCTCTGGTGATATTTATAAAGCAGGCGAAGGTGGCGGAAAAGGTTCGCCTACAGGTTCTGGCGTTGCAAGGTGGACTAGCCAATTAAAAGAAGCCCTGCGAATGAATGGATTACCAACCACTGCTTCGTATGTCAATGCTTGGTTAAGGCAAATCGAGACTGAATCAGGAGGCAATGAGCGTGCTGTTCAGCCTGGAATAGACCCAGATGGTGATGGCTCTGGTCCAGCAATGGGACTAATACAAGCTAAGAAAGGAACATTTTTAGCAAATGCGTTTCCTGGCCACGGAAATATTTTTAATGGTTTTGATAGCATGCTTGCTGGTATTAGATATGCACTGAAAAGATATGGTCCTGATATGCTCGCAGTCATTGGTCATGGTCATGGTTACTCAAATGGGGGAGAAGTATTTGGACCAGAGTTAGCTATGTTTGGTGAAGACCCTGCTTATCCATATGAAATCAACATCAATCCTGCAAAACCAAGTGCAGATATGCTGATTCAAAAAGCGATTGTTGCAAGAGAGAGATACAAACCAGCCGTACAAACAAATCAAGCAGTTTATTCAAATCAACATCCAAGTGGCGGAAATGAGCACAAAACGATGAGTAAAAAAGATATTGAAACAATCGTTCAAGCGTTAAATGAAAGACCAATGCGTGTCGAAAGTATTCTAGACGGTAAGAAAGTCAGCAAAAGTGTAGATGAATATACTGGTTCATCATTAGCAAGAAAACTATATACGAGAGGAAAGAATTTCAATGGATGATAAAACATCAGTATTTCTCCAATTTAGTACAGGTAAATTTGACTTACTAGCAAATTACCGAATAAAAATTATTGATATAAAAATTGGGATGCCAGTACCTAAAAATGAATTTTCTTCTTATGCAGGTTCAGTAGGAAAAAAGCTGCTGACACACTCATTTGATTCTTTTCCTATTACTTTTGAATTTGATTATTTTGCAGACAATCTAAATGATCTTATTTTGACTGAAACAGAATTGAGAGAACTATTTAATAAAGAAGCTGAATACTACTTTATCTATACGAAAGAACCTGGTAAAAGATACCCAGTGATCGTTGAGAGTATGACTGTAACCAAAAAGGCATATTTTAAAGGAAATTGCGTTATATCATTTTCTGCCTATAAAGGATATTCTGAATCGATGGCAACGACTTTATCTGATTTCAGTTTGGATGAGGATTGGCAGTTTTCTCAAGGCCTAGTTTCTGAAGACTTTAGTTATACACACAATACTAGTTTCTTTAAGATTTTTAATGCTGGCAGTTTTGAAATTGATCCGAGAGAGTCAGATTTACGTATTACCCTCGAAGGAGAATCAGAAGGAAATGTGACTATTTTCAATAAGACCACAGGCGATCGTTTCATTTATTATCCTTCTCTCTCAACTAATTTAGGGCAGACGTTAGTTTTAGATGGCGTATACCCAAAATTGAATGGTGTAAGTTGTGGTATTGATACAAACCATGGACTAATCACTTTAGCTGAAGGAGTAAATGAAATCGAAATTCAAAATATTACTCGCGTGAAATCTTCTTGGGATTTCCGTTTCTTGTATAAGTAGGTGATACTTTGAAAAACATATTAATACGCAATTATGAAGAAACAAAAGAGGAAATCCTTATTAACTACGATAAGGATTCTTTTTCTGTCTCGTGGCAACAAAATGAAACGTGGGAGTTATCTGTGACTGTACCAGAGACAAAAAGGAATCAGATAACTTTTGATTTAATTGACTATGAAAACTATGTTGTTTTTGATGGTCAGCAGTATTCAATCAAGCAAATGAGACCATATGCTTCGGGTAGTCAAATCTATAAAGATGTGGTAGCAACTCATGTCTATTACACTATTCAAGATGGATGGCAATATGACACCATATCTGGAACAAAATCAATCAATGATCTTTTGACTCATATTTTTAAAGCTGGAAACCGAGGATTCAGTTGGGAAGTTGTAGATCCCAACAATGTATTTTTAAAAAAGGAACAGGAGAACTTTGGAAATGATAATTATTTAAATCTTATTAATGAAATTTTGGAAGATTACGGTGCCGTTGTGATACCAAACAATAAGCACTTAGTATTTTATCCCATTTCAGAATATGGAAATATAACTGAGCAACAAATCCGATATAAATATAATACAGATGAAGTGTCGTTTGATATTGATACTTATGCTTTGAAAACACAAATTAAAGGGTTTGGTAAGAAAAAAGAAGACGACTCGTATTATTTTAGTCCAGTTACTTATACCAGTCCCGAATCACAGAAATGGGGAATCAGGATACAAGACCCAATAGAAGACGAACGTTACACTATTCAAAATAATATGATTGAATATCTAAAACAACAGTTACACGACTATCCAGATGTTTCAGGATCCGTAACACTAAAATGGGCTGTATCTCTTAATAAAGGGGATAAGGTTCTTTTTGTTTATGAACCTTTGAATATAAGTACCTACATTCAAGTTGTGGGAATTACTGATTATCCAGCTAGCCCTAATAAAGCGCCAGAGATTGTATTATCAAATACCAAGAAAACAATCACTTCAATACTGGCAAATCTTGCTAAGAAAGGGCTGATGTAAATGGGGTTAATTAAATTATTATCAAACAATATTGCTTTGAAGTGGAAAGAAACATTTAACCAAAATGTTGATTATCTGAACAATCTTGAAAAGAAATTGTCTGACCAAGACAAATCAACGAACAGTCGTATTGATAATCTCGTAATCAACTCGGGCGGGGATTCGCCAAACGAAGTAGTGGATGCACGGGTAAACAATAGAGGAGAAACCTTTCCTACGTTACACGGCAGATTGGTAGAACATGAAAACCTAACAGATGAACAAATTAGTGAATTAATTACAAATGCCGCTAGTCAAAAAGCACAAGTGGAGCAATTAAACAAAGCAGTCCAACAAATCATTGGAGGGTATAACGAACCTATCAGTATCTATGTTTCAAAGGATGGAAACGACCAGACTGGAGATGGATCTCAAGAGAAACCATTTCTCACGATTCAAACTGCAGTCAATTCAGTTCCGCTAATTACTACATCATCTGTCACCATCTGGATTAGCGATGGGGTGTATTTGGAAGATGTATATGTCAATGGTTTAACATTTAGAACATTTGTCATACGTCCTTTAAATGATACAAGCACATTAGACCCTCAAGTGTCTGATTGTCCAGTAAAAGTTAGAAGTATTATGTTCGCAACGTGCACTGGCTATTGTCAAATCGTCGGAATGCAGATCGTTGACACTGCAAATTCTCCACTTTTTCAAGGAAGACAGTATGGAATTGTCAATGAACAGAGTGGCTATATGGCTATTAGTCAGTGTAAATTTGCGGAGAATACTAAATCATTGGCATATAACGCTGTATACGTAGGTGGGACTTCTAAGATGAATATGTATGGTTCAACAACATTCATTAATCAAGACATAGCTGTGCAAGTTCGTCTGCTATCAGAGTTTAGTGTGGGCGACTTGAAGGGTTCAGGCAATAACATTGGGGTGTACGTTGATGCAGCAACTGCTAGATATGCCAAGCCAGCTGCAGGATTTGCGACAACTGAAAACAGAATTATTGGTCGAGGATTGATTATCAATAATGGGCAGGTGTTAAGTTAATGATTTATAAAATGAATGAATCGATCATTGTGATTCAAGCAGAAGCCACTAGTCCAAATAGGACGAATGTTGTTTTTTGGTCGCATGATCGAGGAACAGCTAAGCTTCGAATGAAGTTAGTTCGGAAAAACGGCATCCCTCAAAGCTTACCCGAAGGGACAACTGTTCCGATTCGCTTGATGTTCAAATCTGCAACGGCAGAAGGTGGTTATGGTAAACATGACTATCTAGCTACGGTAGAAGATCCTGTGAATGGGATTGTTTCTATTGTGTTAGAGGATAATATACTGGGATACGTAGGCACCGTAGAAGGTAGCGTATATATTGATTTCCCAAACGACCGCTCTTTAGATACGGCTGGTCGTTTTACTTTTTATATCAAACGCAGTCCAATTGATGATAGTACGCCAGAACTAGAAGATTATTACTTCAATGGTTTCAGTCAGACCATTGATAAAATCGAAAAAATTCTAGCTGATGGGAAGCAAGAGATTGAACAGAAAATTGCGGAATCCGAAACGCAGATTGATGCGAAAGTAAAAGACACAAACGACAAAATCACGAAAGCCAATCAAGATGTCGCAACTCTCAATACTAATATTGATAAAGCGAATGATCGTATTGATCAAACCAATCAGCAAATCGGCGATCTCGGCAAGCTGAAGAAAATGTACTCCAACAGCATCGACTTCGGGGGATATGATTATAGCGGGAATCCGAATTTAATGCCATATATTACAGACCCGTGGGTTGGGTCTTTGTTAGCTAATGGAGATACAGTTAAAGATAGTGTTAAAAGGGTTATAACTCATACTAAAACTAGAACAGCTGATGCCGGCGACATATTATCGCTTGGCTTAGGTATTCCGCGCACAGCGGAAGCTAATAATAGGTATCTTATAACTGCTTTACGACCATCTACGCCGTACGCATTAACCGTTACTATGAGTGTTGGTTCAGATTGGACTGGGGAGACCAATACTATAGGGGCTAGGGTTAGATATTTAAATGAATCTGGTGGTACAGAACTACCCATTAATGTATTACTACCAGCAAATGTAGAACGCGATAAAATGATCACTCATACATTTACTGGGACAACAAAAGCTAATTTAACTGGTATGACAAATTGTTATGTTCAAATATTCTCAGTTAATAGTGAAGATAAAGGAACGGTTAGTGTCAGCTATGACGTTAAGTTAGAAATTGGTACAATAGCTACGCCATACCAACCTAATCTACTCAATGCTCCATATTATTTGAGTAAGGTGGCTTTGGGTGAAAATCTAATTAAACCAGAATCACAACAACCAGTTACTAATAGTAACTATCTTATTAAAACCTATAACACCAAACCAATGGTAAAAGGCAAGAAGTATACCATCACACTGGAAGGAACTAAGCCAACAACACAGGTTTTTAGACCATTTTTTACGCAAGCTACAGGAAGTCCATGGGGGTTTGGTGATTTAAAGCCAGTAGAAGGGTTAACTGATATTTGGTCTGCAACATTTACTGCAAGTACTGATTCACACCCTACTAGCCCACAAGTGCAGATTTATCAGGTACCAAACACAAGTGTAGGACAATGTACAATTAAGTGGTTAAAACTAGAGGAAGGCGACACACGAACTCCGAATATTAGTGAGTATAAATACTTCGGTGAAGGCTTGAAAGACAGCAACAATCCCAATGATTACAGTTGGGATATCACACCTGAATATACTGAAAAAGGCTTGAATAATACGGTTAGTCTAACCGAACCACAGTCAGTTGAAGGTTTAAAAAACTTTGAGGATGGGTTGCAGGTTGGAGGTAAAGAAGTTGCTACAGTTCCAGAAGATACTGGATGGGTAAATCTAACAGCAATCAATGGTCACTCATGGAACAAACAGGGACAAATCAGGAGAATTGGAAAACTAGTAATGTTCCGTGGATCATTAAAAGGTAGCACGCTAAGTACACAAGATTTTTGTACGATTCCAGAAGGATTTAGACCAAGTAATCCAACTGATAATTATGAGTATCAATTCTTGTTACCACCACAAAGTAGTAACACTTTAGACAATGGCGGGATGGCTTACATCCGTCCGAATGGCGTTTGCGGTCTACCTTCATTTAGGGGAACAGTCAACTTGTTTTTAGCGCCAATTCAATACTATATAGACTAGGAGTGAAACGAATGAAAAACATTTGGAAATATGGACGTACGGGCGGAGAGTATGCAGGAAAAGTGTTGGACGATATGCTTGTATCCGTTCCTTACACAGATCAGCCGCCACTTGAAGGGATTCGTGCTGATGGCGAACCGCTAACGATTGCTGATCAGATGTTTGATCCTAAACTGAACCAATGGATTGTTTTAGCGAACGCACTAGATCACAACGATTTAAACAATCTCAAAGCGATGTATGAGTCGTTAGAAAATGAGAACGACGATTTAAAACAGATCAACGCCAAACTCATGCTAAGCGATGTAGCAATTAAACAGGAAAATACTGCATTGAAAGAAAAAGCGAATGGTTTAGCACAAATCAATTCAAAAATGATGCTTGCTTCGTTCCAAAATAGCAAAGACATTTCAGAAATTAAAGAGCAACTAAATCCAGCTTCAAAGGGAGGTGAGTAGTATGTTTAGTTTTAGCGATATAAAAATGATGTATGATTGGGGCTGTTTTACTGACGATCAAGTTCGACTATTCGTTCCACTATGCATTACAGACGAAGAAGCAGATAAAATCATTAATAAAGATAAGAGCGCATCTTAAGTGATGCGTTTTTTTATTTTGTAGAAAAGATGGTGAATTATGAGTATAGATGCGGTCATTTCAATTTTTAGCTTAGCTGGTTCATTGGTGGGAACTTTTTCAGGAATTGTTATCTCTAATAAATTGACAATTTATCGAATTGATCAACTAGAGAAAAAAGTTGAAAAACATAATAATTTGGTAGAAAGAACCTATCAATTAGAAGGCCGAATGAAAGTAGTTGAGCATGATATTCAAGATGTGAGAGGGGATGAGTGAATGATTTTACCCGATAAGTATTATCAAGTCATTAAATGGACAGTTTTAACAGTATTGCCAGCTGCATCTGCTTTAGTAGCCATGTTAGGAAAAGCATATGGATGGAATGGAACAGATATGACAGTGCTGACTATCAATGGAGCAGCCACGTTTTTAGGTGTTATCACTGGTGTGTCGGCTTATAATTTGAAAAAATAGGAGGAAACAAATGAAAAAGAAAATTACTATTACTGCGATGAGCCTGTTAACGGCTCTTTTTTTATTCCCAATTAATGGATTTGCTTATACAATCAACAATGAATTTAATTTGGGCGCAAACGAAGGTAGCTCACAAGTAGCAAATAATCAGTACATTTTACTGCATGAAACGGCTAATGAAACAGCAACAGGACGCAATGAAGCGCAGTATATGCAACGTTCATGGACTAGTGCTTACACTGCTTACATTGTGGGTGATGGCGGAATTGTTTATCAAGTCGGTCAACCTGGTTATGTACAGTACGGTGCTGGTTCGTATGCTAATACCAACAGTCCTGTGCAGATTGAGTTACAACACACACATGATAAAGCAACGTTTGAGAAAAACTACAAGGCATACGTTGAATTGGCTAGAGATTCAGCAATAAAATATGGTATTCCATTAACATTGGACACGCCTTATAACCAACCAGGAATCAAATCGCATTTATGGGTAACACAAAATATTTGGGGGGATCATACAGATCCTTACGGTTATCTTTCTGAAATGGGCGTAAGTAAAGAAAAATTAGCCTATGATTTGGCTCATGGTTTTACGGATGATAATCCGACAACTTCAGATGATAAACCAGTCATTGATCCAACTAGAGCAGGTGCTGCAAATCCTACACTAACAGATGGAACAAATTACGCCCACATTGATCAGTTTGGAGAAATCGAAAACGCAAACTTGCATGTGGCTGGATGGCACATTGCTAACTATGAATACGAGTATATTTTCATTATGGATTACAATACTGGAAAAGAATTAGCTCGAGTAAGAGCTGATGGAATTTATAGACCAGATGTAAACCAAGCTTATAATACTTCTGGAAATGTTGGTTATCATGTATCTTTCAATATGCGTAATTTTCCTAATAAGAAAGTATACGTTATGATGCGGGCAACGAATGATCCAGAAGGAAACACTAAAGGTGGAGCGCAAGATTTCCACGATAAACGCTGGTATTTAAATATTCCGCAACGATAAAAATAGCCCCTCAATGAGGGGCAGTACATAGTCATTAACGCACAAGTAAAGTTATCAATTTTTGAATTCTTGTAATCGACTAATAGATTCCATCTTTATATCGCATCTATCTAGTAGTTTTGACATAATTTCATTATTGTTATTATCGAATTGTTGAAAAGATGAAACAATTTCATCGATAAAATTATTTTTTACAGTATCTCGGTTAGAAAATACACAAATTAATGAAAAAACTATACTTAAAATACCGTCTTGTCCTATACAATTATTTCTCATAGATATTGAATATTTTTGTAGATAGTTTTTTAATAAACCTGGGCTTAGCTCATGTTTACATTTATGATGAAATATTCTTCCTCCGTGAGAAACTATATTTCTAAATTCATTAATATTATATAAGCAAAGAAAGAGCAAAGAATTAAAATCAGTTTTAGAATTATTTTTGTTAAAGCAATGATTTACTATTTCTGTTTTTATATTAAGATTACTCAATTTTAACCAATTGACTAATTCCCCAAACGTACAATCATTAACTAAAATCCAAGGAGGAACATTATGATATTCGTTTTTATAGTGAATTATACTTTGATTATAGGAAGAACTAATTCTTTCATTTAATTTTGCTAACAGTTTATCTCTATCTGTATATGAATTTCCTTTATCATCATATTTTAATCTTCCTTTATCATACACGTCTGGATCTAAATACTCTGATTGTAAAAATCCATATTCTTTAGATATAGAGTGTGGAATTAGAGATTTAAGCGTTTCCTCAAAAACCGAAATATATTTATATAAGATTGAACTTAAAAGGCGTTCAAAATCATATACGATTCTAATTTCGGCGAAGGAAGTATTTTCATAGTCATCTATGTATTCGTCTTCATTTTCATCGTAAATAGCAAAGGTCTGTTTGTGATTATTTATTAAATTATAGTAAGGGATATTTTTTAAAGTATATATAGCATTGTCTCTATCTTCAATAATTATTTTTCGTTCTTCCATTAAATCAACAAGTTTTTCAAATGAATAAAACGATTTATCATCGGGTTTTTTCATAACTATCCTCCATATACAAAAAAGCGTGACATTGTATATTACAAATCACGCTTTTATATGTTTGGGGTATCCTCCCCAGATTCATTGACTTAAGTTTAATTTAATTTCGAATAAATGTCAACTATTTATTTTTTATACTATTATATTATGAAATATGCTAAAAAATATTGGACAGATTAATATTTGACTAATTAATAGTTTATGAATATTTGTTATTAAACTATTGTGTATGGGGTGTCTTAAGTTTAATCGAAGTTTTTCTCTATCTTCAATTAGCTTCTTTAATTCTTCCAAATCCTCAAGAGTAGCCTTGTTTCTAATAAAACCACGAGCAGTGCTGCGTTGAGCTAAATAGGTTCGCTTTATATATTGACAACTTTTTTTGTTCTGCTATTAACTCTTTTAAATGTTAACCCTACTTCTTTGTATTAAACCGCATATTGAATATTTATCCTTGTGTTAGCATTACATCCATGTTATAGTAAATAAGTAATCTAATTTGAAACGTAATCTGAGCGATATATTCACACTATAAAAACTCCTTTTACAAAGTAATATTAATTGCAACAAAACACGTATTATATACGTATCAGGAGGAAATATATATGAATAACGGTACAGTAAAATGGTTTAACTCAGATAAAGGTTTTGGTTTCATCACTGGTGAAGATGGAAATGACGTATTCGCTCATTTCTCAGCAATCCAAGGAGAAGGCTTTAAGTCTTTAGATGAAGGCCAAGCAGTTACTTATGATATTGAAGAAGGACAACGTGGTCCTCAAGCAGTAAATATCGTAAAATAATGTTGAACGTTAACCGCCTCATATGAGGTGGTTTTTTTGTTTATGTCGGTAGAAAAAATTCCTCACCGTAATATTAGGTGAGGGATTTTTTTCGTTCATTAATTAATTTTAACATTATTTTTTGCTTCAGTTTGGCTATTTTCTGACAGCCAGTTTTTACCTGCTTTATTTGAAATTGTCGAATCGTAAAGAAGCTACTTTTTTGAGCAAAGGAATTTACATATTTTATTAAAAATGGTTTAATGGTTTAAACTAATAAACGAAATAGGTGGATCACAATGAATGGACACGATCGCTTAAAAACAGAACTAGAATCATTAAGTGATTTTTTAGCAGCTTTAGGTGACAGAAAAAGACAATTGATTTTGATTAGATTATTAAATGAAAAAAGCTGTCATGGTTTGCAAGTAGGAGAACTAACTGACGAT